CATATTGATCCCGAAGTAAGGTTCACGCCTCTACCAAAAATGTCTTCTTTTGAAAGAAGATCATGGGGCGGGGACACTCTTAGTAAATGGATAAGATTTCAACACCAATTGGGCATAATTACTTCTAAAGATGTAGAAATGTTACATAAACATCATAATATACAGGTAGAAAATCGTTTTTGGGAAGATGGTGATTTGAATACAAATTCAACCAGTAATGATGGAAGTGGAGCATTTAGGGGACAATGCGGGATATATGGACTTCCAGATGAAATAGATAAAAAGAACAATATGCGTAGAAAATTCAAAAAACTACGCTTCTCCAAAAAAAAATCCCTCAAGGTGTGAAATTGAGGTTGCATGGATTTTTAGAATCGCTATACTTGGCTTTTGTCCTTTGGGGCAAACAGTTCTTTGAAAACTAAGTTGGGCAATGTTAACGCTTCTGGGGTTCGCCGCCTAATATTAGGCGGCGAACTTCCAATTTTTGGTCTTGACTGAAAATTAAAGTTTGTTATCATTAAGCCATCGTTGGAATTTGAGGCAAAAACTGATCTTGACTAAATCATAATGATTTGTTAAAATTGCCTCAACCTTGGGAAACTCACCTGTTGGCAATAGAGTACAAGAGGAGCCCTAAAAAAAACTGTGACAACCTCTTCGGAAAAGTTGTTAAAATCATGTGGGAACCCCCGGTAACTAAGACCATTCAAATTCGCAATATATCAACTACGGTTGATTAGCGAGGATGAAAAAATTAGTACAAGGACACTCAGCAGTTCCGAACAAATTGGACTTGACACAAGTACAAAATTTGTTAAAATGCTGAGAACGAAACACAATTGAATGGGTAGTTTAATCGCACTAATTATTACTTCTGCCAATACGTTCCACGTTTTGGCAGAATGTTAAGTGGTGCAAAACGCTCAGCAATGTGATAAACATTGCTGCCAGAATGTAGGTGAAAATCCTACTCCATTCGCCTGCATTTTTGGTGTTTTCACCAGAAAGGAACAGATAGTTTAATAACGATTTTGATCTTGCCTCTATATTATCACTGCCGCTTTCGTATCTTCGGGTATGCTTTCTGGTAAGTTAATTTTAGAGGACACCCCAACAGGTGTATTAAGGTCGTAGAATGCACGGGAATTAGTTTAATTACTATAAACCGTGAGATGTAGGTGCAAGTCCTACTCTGTTCGCTTTTGATCTTTGACAATTTGGTACTGAGTTCCACACTTATGCTGTAAAGTGTAAGTGACCTCAAGAGTCCTGTGGAATCCGATGGTTTTAACCACGGGTACAAAACCCCAATCCGCACAGAAAAGGGGTGGGGGCTATCAAGCGGAAGTTTCCAAGGAAGTTTGCTTTGGCAAACATTTTAAAGAGCTTTGCGGCTTGAAGTCACGGGATGATGAAACAGACATTGCCCTGGCAAAGAGTCTGAGAATTCAAACCGGATACTCACAGGCGGGCTTCGATGCGAGGTTTGGACTAGAGATGGGTATGTTTGACAGCTTACCTAAGCATTTATTTGTAAGTCTCTTTCCGGCTGTAATGGAATTTAACATTTGATGTCAATTAAATGAATTTCATACAGCAAAAACCTAGAGGGTGGGCCTGGCACATAAACCTTGCGTGCAGAAATGTGACAAGGAACAAAGTCAGATCACATCAGCATTTTCAGTCAGATACGAAGCCAAGTGATCCTTGGTGCTGATAAACTGGAAATTTACTGACACCCTAGCGCGTTGCGGGATAGACCACAAACAGCCAGTTGTTTGTGAGCAAATCCCCCGAGAATATCGGGAACAGTCGTCGGGCTGTATAGCAACGTTGAGCCTAATGTCAACCTAATGACATTCAGAAACGACGTGGAATCTAACCACGAAAAAAAATGGGAGGTTGAGGAGTAAAGCCATTACAAGGGCTCATGTGACACTCTGAGATATTAATAGCTAAACTGTGGTAACAGCAGCATGTTATGAAATAATTATCAGAAACTCACAGAAAGTTCAAGTAATAGGTAAATTTACCCACAACTATCACGCCGTAGGTTATACCAATTTTGTGTGCGGTGGGGTTAAAAGCCTCAAGGTAAGCACTACCTGCGGAGACTGGTTAAAAGGTGATGGAACTCAATGGAGGATTTAGTTATTTTAACGAATGCTGAATTCTAGAACGCGCTTGCCGAGAATGCCCCTTATTGATGGAAACTTCAATAAGGGGTTTTTCTTTTGCGCTACTTCAACTGTTCATCTATTAATTCTTGATGAACGTATTTTTTTGAAGTATGAAAATGAGGTATATCGTAGCTTGGATACAAATAATCAGGAATAGGAAAATCACAATCAGGCGGACTATTTCGTTTGATTGTGATGTTATGAAATGCTGATTTCTCACCAATATGTTGAATTACAATGCGATTTGGAACATATACCTTTATTTTTTCATCTTTGCAAAATTGATGCATTCTTACATCATGCCCTGGTTCATAATTGTCATTACGAAGAAAATGTCCCAATTTGATTGCTACAGAAGGAGTGTAATACATTCCCTGCGTGCCAAAAAATCTATCAATTGGATATTCAACAAAACCATATTTGCCTGTTTCCATTTTTTTGTGCGGACTGTAGATGGATAGAATGAATGCATCAGAAATTTTTTCTATTTCGTTTATTATTTTTTCCGTATGTGTAAACCAATCGGGATTTAAAATTATATCATCTTCAAGAATAAAAATGCCTTTTTTATTTTTATTAGCGTTTCTTAAGATTTTTGAGAAGTTCCAAGAAGCTTGTCTTTGTTTCATCCATGTTTTAATTTCACTAAAAGATTTTACAGTATGTAATCTTTTTAATTTAATTCTACCTTGTTGTAGATATTTTGTAACATAATTTCCATTTTCTACACCCAAGCATATATTGATATTTCCAGTCCAATCAGAAGACAACAAAGATGCTATGGTGATATAAAAATAATCATCTCTACAAGTTAAAATATTAAGATCATACATTTTTAAGTTGACCGCTTTTAAGAATATCTAAAAATCTTTTGTGTGCCAATTCTGCTTGTCTTTGTGAAATACCAGGGGTTCCGTGTCTTATGCCGCTAAACGGGTCTATTACGAACAGGTCCGCAAACATAGGATCATCAGCAGAAACTTTAATTGGTCCGTGGCTAACGTGTTTTAAAAAAGCTTCTACAGAACCTTCGGGAAATCTACTTTTATTCATTTGAGCCCATGTTGAAAGTAGTGATTTTTGTCCCATTTCATTTCCATTAAGGTAACCACTAGACAAACCACTTCTCATAAAATCAGAAGACATTCGGTTAAGATTGTTGGGATCAATTTCGGGGTGAAAATGAAGGAATTTAATTAAAAAAGCAATTCGCTTGGCTTCATCATTTGTCCAATGGGCATTCGTAAGCATATCATAAACACTATTGGCATCATTGTCTTTTAAAATCCAAGCAACCGCCAAGTGTTTCTCTTTTTGATCGCTCACATCATCGGGACCGTCTTCTCTAAATTTCATGCCTGGGAAAACTGTAGGTAGTAATCCCAATTTCTTATAAAGCCCTACATAAACTTTGGGATCAATTTTTTCCTTTTTAAGCCCCTTTAGAAATTCATCACGAATTCTTTTTCTTCTATCTCTTCGCCTTCCTGTTTTGGGATCATCGAAGGGCTGTAGGGATTGCAGTCCTTTCATCTCAGCGATGGCTTCTATAACGTCTTCCGGTATATCTGTATCTTCAAAGAGAGATGCAAATCTAGCATATCGAAGCGCTCTTAACTCATCTTCTTGCAATCGATCTTTAGGATTACCAACAAATCTTACCTTTTTAGACTTCAAATGTCGGACTCCACCATAAATATCAATTAATTTATTATTAGGACCATTTTCATTTGTTAGAGGGATATACATCGCATTAACTGTAAAGTCGCGTCTTGCGGCATCTTCCTCTAAATTAGGTGTAAAACTCATAGCAGTAGTTCTGCCGTCGCTTGCTCCTTTGGAATCTTTTCTAAATGTGGCAATTTCAAAGGTTTCACCATTTACTTTGGCCCCCATGACAAATTCTTGACCATTAATATCTGTTCCCTGGACATAGAATTTTTTTGATCCACTAGATTTTTTAGGAAGATTTGCATATTTTTGGTTTGGTTCGCCTTCTTCCCCATTTGTAGCAGTTTGGGGCGCAATCTCAGTGAAATCGGCATGTAATAAAATGAGGCGGATTTCATCCATTGTGGCATCAGTTGCCAAATCGTAGTCATTGGGGGTTTGTCCCAATAAATGATCTCTTACAGCCCCACCAACCAAATAAAGAGTTTTTTTCTTTAATTTGTTTTTTGTAAGACCACTAGTATTTTGCCCGGCATTTTTAGGAGCTTTCACATCAATCATACTAGGTCCAAATTCAACTTCATTACTATTATTGAAGGCTTTAACAAGTTCACCTAGATTTTTTCGTCCATATTTAGATCCAACGAAGAATGGTTCAATTCCTTCATCTTTTCCCAAAATAGTGGTGTTTTTAGCGACAACATTTTCGCCACTAGATTCTTTGCCTTCTTTGAGCAAAATATATTCTTTAAATGTTTTCATTGTAAACCTAATTTCCAAATAAGAATAGTTGCTGTTAAAATAACAGCAAGTTTCATAACGGCATCAGTTATTAATTGCCATTTGCTTTGATTTCCAGTGGAAATAATTTCTACGGCACCCATTTGTAATTCTAATTTCCTTAACCGTTCGTTTAAATCTTTGACTGCTGTTCCCGAACCACTTTCCAACGCTACTACTCTTTGTAGTAATCCATTTTGATCTTGGCGTCCTTTTTCAATCGCCACATCTGATTTAGTCATGGTTGATCCCATATTTTTTACTCTTTCATCAATACGAGTTGTTAATTCATAGAGGGATCGGATTGATTCAGAAACTTGATTTTCAAAGTCGGCCATATTTATATGTATCTAATTACTTTAGGAATACTGCATTATATTGATATATATTTGTGTTATCAATAATTATTTTGGAGGCGGGCATTCCTCCTACTACCCTAAAGTTGTAGGGGTTTACTGCCTGCAAATTAAATGAAAGAAATCAAAGAACCAGAAATTATAGACGAAAGTGTAGCATTGAAAAAGGTTAATTCAACGGAATTACAAACTAATGCAGAAGAAAATCCATTAATTACCGATGAGAGATTGTTGAGTGTTTATGAAGGGGTGTTGGATCAAATTGAAAAAGATAGAGATGAAGCAAGCGAGTTGCTTGTGACGTTCATAGATATGGTAACAAATGATGGCGAGTCGAGTGCAGCAGCTAAAGAAGCTATTGTTAATTTAATGAAATTAAAAGCAGACACCGCAGACAAAAAAATTAAAATAGCCGACCTGATGACTCGGATTAAACTTAAAGAGCGAAATACAATGCCTGGTTATTTAGCAGCACAGCAGCACAACACTTATAATTTTGGTCCTAATAAATCAGAGGAAGATACCAAACAAATGCTTATGGATGAAATAAATAAACATAGTAAAAAGGGTACACAATGAGTAATGATATTGTTGTTGATGATTGGCTAGCGGAATATGACATTCCATCGCTCGGTGGGCAACCGGATGCGGGTATAAGCCCAGTCGGAGCAAATCCTTTGGGTAGCGGACCAGGGGGTTATCCCAATCAAACTGCGCAAATGCCTGATCCAAATCAGCCTCCTGATCCCAATATTACCAATCAAGGAATGCCCGAACAACCACCTGAAGATATTACAAATGATCCTATAGGTCCAGATATGCCAGAGGATAAAGAAGATCTGGATTTTGAGGAATGGAAACGAAAATTTATTAAAGAGTCTGTAAAAGGCGATCCTAATGATCTTTTGGAATTACTTAAAAATGTTCGCAACAGAGAATTAGAGCCATATGAAAGAAAATTTGTTGAAGACAATATCCAAGTTCAATATCTTCGTCAAAATGCGAATGTCAAACAAGCGTCAGATAAGGTTAGAAAGCTCATTAGAGATCAATTAGATCAAAATAATCCAGCGACTAGTTTATGCAATCACATACAAGATGTTCTTAAAACGATGCCTGAATTAAATAATGTATTCATTAAAATGACAGGTTTGTATGGGGCCAAAAGTGATGCACATAGAAAATACATTGCTTCTTTAATTGGAGGCGTGCAAGTAGGTTCAGGTTCTACAAAAGAAGATGTTATCTTTAATGAACGAGAATTCTCTATTGGCATTTCTACAAGATTTAATTCCGAATTTGGTGATGTTATGCTTGGTAAATGGGCTTTGCTGGAAGATGATCCAGAAACATACCTAGAGGAGCCAGAGTTAGACCGAATGGAAGAAGGTAGTCCCGAGGAGCGTGATGTGCTCCGTAGACGTGTGGTGATGGAATCTATTGCTAATAAATATAAAACTAGAGCATTTTTAATAAATGTTGTGGGAGAAGATGGCACAGTTTATTGTCTTGGTTGGGATTTGTCCAATTCACTAAGAAGTGCATACAAAGAAGGCAAAATGGTGGTTAGAGCAGTTAGATCAGAAAATTCAGAAGCAATGATTGATGATAATGGATCAATTGTTCCTATGTTAGACCTAAAAATTGATTATTTAAAACCCACAGGAAAACTTGATGCTAGTGGGGCAAAAGAAATGAAAAAACTTCCATTTATGGAACGAAGAGATGGTATGTTGTTTTTGTTGGCAGATGTTGAGTTGTTGCAAAATGCTGCTTCAACTCTACAAGGAATGAGTTTTAAAGAAATACCTTATAATGGCAACCCAAGCGATTTAAAAGCTTTGGCTAGAAGTGTACCAGATGTAAGTGAAATGTTATTAAGGAACCCATAAAATGAAAACATTTTTAGAATTTTTAGATGATGTAAAATCAAGTGATATGAGAATGGATCGCCCCCGAGATCCCAAGGCTAGTGATCCTGATATATGGGATTTAGATGATCGTTTAATAAAAGCCCTACAAAATCCCAGTAAAGTAAAAGAAATTAAATCAATTCTTCAGCAACATCCAGAAGTAGCTGAAAAATTGGAAAAATTAATCAAAGGTACAGCAAGTCGTTTTGGTGTAAATGATTTTCCACCAGGAACAGATATAGATTCTATTACTAGAAATACTATGAAAGGCTTTGAATGAAAACATTTTTAGAATTTTGTGAATCAAAAAATTTAGAACAAATTGCCAAAAAAGCAAAGGTAGATATTAAAGGTGTTTGTCCCAAACAATTATCAATGGGTATGGAAGTAGAAAAAGAACACGATGCCAAGATGGGGAAAGATACAGATGTTGTTCCAGGTCATGATAAAGGAACAATTATGAAAATTGCTGTTGCTCATCTTAGAGAAGACCCTAAATATTATACAAAGCTAAAAAAGGTCGAGGATCACTGATGAATACTTTTAACGAATTTGTTGATAAAAAATCAAGAGAAGCTAAAAAACAACTTGGTATCGTTAAAAAAATATTAGAAAAAAATAATTTGATTGTTGGCGACCACCTTGAAGATGAAGAACCTCATATATTCCTAAAATGTCCCGATGGCAGAACATCATTTGACGGTATAAGAATTTATAAAATTGCAGACTCTCTTGCATATCGCATTCAAAGAGAAGAAAAAACACATCCATTCGGAAAAGCATATCCTCTTGATATAGAAGATATGTTTTCTGATTATATGACGGATACGAAAAATCAAGAAAAGGCTGGCAAAGCAGTAATAAAATCTGTTGTTGAAGAATTAAACAGATTTTTTGTTAAAAGCGCTGAAGCTGAAAATGAATTAAAACAATCTGACTTCGATAAATCTGGTGATCCACTCGGTCGAGTTACAGTGCGAACTACAGGCACGGATTATGCCAATCAAGTCCAAGGATGGACACATGGAACAACAACAAACTGATTGGGGCATATGTGAACTGCCCCGCCGTGCATACCCGCCGGGCCTCTGCCGCAAGGTACGCTATCTCTCGGCGGGTTTTTCTTTGTAGTCTTGCTATCTTCATTCTATATTTTTCACGATTATTACTACCTTTTACCTTCTTGGCAGATTTGAATGTAAGAGGAATTGAAACATTTTTAAACAAAAAAAACTAAATATCAGTAATTAATTAAGGATAAATATGCCTTCAATCAGGAATAATATGGGATTACCAGCAGGACTTGGCATTCCGTCTACTTTGCGAGATCAATTCAAAAGAATTACCAAGCAACAAGGCCCAGTTCGCCCAGTTCCCGCTAACCAATATGGTCCAAGTGTTAAACCAATCGGCAAAGGCAGCTTGGTTCACTTTAATTATCAGTTCTGGCAACATGATCCGTATCCCCTTGTTATCATAACTGATATCTTTCCTATGTATATCCGAGGCGTAAATCTACACTACTTAACTTTTCCTTATATTAAAAATTTATTACAAGCTAACTGTGATAATAATGGCTTTTCTTATTATAACATACGAGGAGATCAATATATAGTAAATGCCTTTAGAACATATAAACGCGCAGGCATAAAGCGACTTAAAACCCTAGATTGCGCTTTTATACTGCACGTTCTCGCCTCTGTTCGTGCTTTAGATCCTAATGAAGTTGACAATATACGAAAGGTAATTCAAGAACAAATTAGGAGGCGGGCTCAACCAAAGGCAGAAGAATTATCAGGTAAATATATGGAAATGATGCGAGGACAACAACAGCAAGGTTTCATAGATATAAATAATCCACCACCAGTGGCACCACCAGAACAAATTTAAGGTAATTAATGGCAGATTTCACAGTTGACGATCTAATACGCGGAATGACAGCAGAAATCTCACAAGGAGAAACTGTTAAAAAATCTGATGTCGCTGCTGAATTACAACAAATTTTAGATAAATTTGTTGATAATTTTAGTGAGAAATTGGATAGTGCCGCAAATCTCATTAAATCCGTAGGTGATGCTTATAAAACGGGCTTTAATAAAAAAGAAATTAAAAATCAAGCTCCAAAACTTAAAGATGTAGGAAACATGTCTTTACAAGGGATGACTAAAGGTTTCCGATCTGCTCTAAGTGGTGGTTTGGGAAGTGTTTCTTCGCCTCTTGATGTCATGAGTGGCTTAATGAAGACAGTTAGAAACCTACTCAATGTAAACATTAAACAAAATGATCGTTTCGTATTTGGAAGTGCTCAACACATTATCATTGAGGATATAGATGGTAAAGTAATGAAACAATTGAGGGGTGGAGAATTTGGAGCTGGTGGTGCAAAGGATACATTCCTGAGTGGTATTAAAAATATTGGAGAAGTTGGTGGAACGGCAATTGCTTTAAAATCAATATTCGAAGGAGCATTAGTAGGAGAATACGAATTCATTAGGGGCATGCGAGAAATTGCCTATCAAACTGACGCACTTGATTCTTCCATGTTTAATCTTCAAGGGCGATTAAGAGATATAGGGAAGCAAGTTCAATATACAGGGGTTAATAGGCAGAAATTCTTAACAGCTTACATGAAGAATCTTAAGAAAGGAATCAAAAGTCAACAACAAAGTTTAAAAGTAACACAAATTGGATTGTTTACAGGCAAACAATTAGGGATGGATGCAGAAGCAACCGCCTCAAGATTTCATGATTGGCACATGCAACTTAGATTAAATACAGGAGAGTTGCAAGTCCTTAGTGGCGCAACGAGTGAAATAGCCAAGACTACGGGGGTTACGGGAGAGAATTTAGAACAAGCTGTACAGGCTTCCGATAAATTCATGAAAAATCTTCGAAATTCAGCCAGTTTATCTGCAACTGGTGCTAAGAATATGATTGGAATGACGGCAGCAGCACAAAAATATGGTGTTGAAGAACAGGTTTCTTCAATACAACAAGCATTAAGCAGTTTAAGTGATTTTAGACGAACTGATGCTGGGTTTAGAGCGTTCTTAATGCGAGCCGGTGAACTTGCAGGGGTTGCACACGAAGTTTTCACTACGGAAGTAATGCACGATCCTAAACTTGGAACGCGGTTTGTTGGTGGTTTAAAAAAACAAATGGATCTCATTTTAAAAATGGCTCCTGACGCAAGGGGGTATTTGTCGGGCAATATATTAGAAGCTGATTTGCAAGACATTCCATTTGAGATCAGACAATATTTAAATGAAATGACACAACAATTGACAGGAGGAGCATTTAAAGGTTTGGGGGACATGCAATTAGCAATTAAATCCACCGAAGAAGGTTTCATGAGCTTTGAAGAAAGAATGAAAAAGCTAAAAACAGAACGAGATCAAAGTTTCAGAACAACTCAAGAGTATATGCAATATCAGCAAAAGATAGCCAGCAGTACGTTGCAAAAGACGGGTCAATTGTTAAACGAATATAACACAGCAATTACAAAGGCTGATAAATTAGATCTTACAGGTAAGCCCTTAGAAGAATTATTTGCAAAAAGTGGCTCAAGATTTAAAACAGAAATGGAACGTAGCGCCGGTGCATTTGCCGAATTGGGATTGGCAGGTACATCACATGAAGAAAAAATAAATGGGTTATATAAAACTCGCTTTAATCTTGTTGCTAAAATGGGAAATGAATTTGATGTTGATATAAAATCCACTTCTAAAATGATGCAAAAGGCATTGCAAGGCCCGAAAGACAAAAGGGATTCTTTAATTCGTGAGGCTATGACCACTTTAAATGAAGATTTGCAAAAAATAGAAACAGCGAGACAAAGAAAGTTAGACCCTGTTAAGTCCCTTCAATATCGCATTGCGGAAGCTAATGAGATAGTTGCCAAAAATACAGGCCAAATTATGAATTACTTATTCAGAACGTTGGGTGCAGGAGGGATAGGAGCAATTGCAATTGGCGCTATGTCACCAGCAGTCGTAGGTGCAATTCAAAATGGATTTGGCATGATTGGAACTGGTTTTCATGGTGCTGCTGGAGGGGGTAATTTAGCCAAAGGCGGCTTAACAATGCTTGGTGCTCCATTTAATTTGTCAGCAGGCGGGGCATTGGTTGCTATTGCAGGCATTACGGCAGCAATAGGTGGAATAGTGTCCGCATTCAAAGCAGGTAAGCATGCAACCGATATATTTAATACTTCCTTAGACGAATTAACAATAAATCAGAAATGGGCTGCCGAAGGTGCTGGTTTTTTAACCGGCGCGTTAAATTTTCTTACATTAGGGCTATTTAAAGGTGCTCTTGGTCCTACTGGGTGGCTGACTCAAAAACTTGCTTTGTTATTTGACGCTTTTCCTCCTCTTGCTTGGGCAATGCAAACAGTAATGATACCGGCAAAGATACTTTGGGGAGTTCTTAAAGGCATAGGAAGATTCATTAAGAATGTATTTATTGGATTGTGGAATGGTATAAAAAAAATATTTAAACCATTTATTGAAATTGGAGAATTAGTCGGTGAGATTTTCCGTGATTTTCAAGAAGCATTTGGTGGCTTTGGAATAAAAGCAAAAGATACAATTGGTATTGTTGAAACCATAGCTTCAGTATTAGGAGGAATAGGAAAAGGTCTCGGTTGGGTAATTGAACAAGTTGGTTGGTTGATTGGCGGACTTATTCGTATAGGTCTAATTCCACTTAAATTTATTATTGGTGCAATTTGCGGTTTAGTCAAAGGCATTTTGAAAGTAATAATGCCAATTGTAAAATCTTTCACAAAATTCTTCAAAGGTCTTGGTGAAATAATAAAAGGCATTTTCACACTTGACGGCAAAATGTTTATAAAAGGATTGCGAATGGCACTTTATGGTGCCGGGGAGTTTATCTGGGAGGTTTTTGTAGGCGCAATTACTAGGCTGCCGGCAATATTTATTGATTTGGTTGGAGGCGCAATTAAAGCCCTTCCTAAATTCATTAAAAATATTGGCAAATTTATGTGGAACACAATTACTTCGGCGTTAATAGGTCTGGGCGATTGGCTTTGGAGTGTTATTACTAAACCGTGGCAAGCAACCGGAGAAAAAATAAGTGGTGGTTATACTGGAACCAATGATAGTGAATGGAGTTCATTAGAGGGAGCAGGAAAAACCGCCAAAGGACAAATAGAACTACTTTTAGGAGATGAATGGAGTCTTAGAGGACAAACATTGGGCAGACTTGAAGGTTTAGGAAAGGCTGCGGCTGGTGCGACTGAATTTCTCACTGGTTGGATGTTTGAAAAGGGTGGTAAAGTTCCTGGGCAAGGGGCAGTGCCAGCTATTGTTCATGGAGGAGAACTTATTATTCCGGCTGATTATACCAAAAAAGGAACTGCTGGTGTTCTTCAATTTCTAAAAGATAGATATGGAAATGCCCTTCCTCATTTTGCCAAGGGTGGCGTTGTGGGTGTTGCGCCAGACGTGGCAGCTATGCAATTTGCACCAATGCCACAACCAACAAGAGATTATAAAACAGCGACGGAAGGAGAAATGCCATATTCTCCAGCACTTATGAATTATGTTTCGGCTAAACAAATTCCAATGTTTAATCAATCTATGACGACAGTTACTATGAAAGGCAAGAAACATCTTGCAGAATTAGGCAATGTAGCTGCTGATGTGTTTAAAAATAAAGACATATCAAGAATGACTGATTATGCAAGAGTAGGAATGGCAGCCGCAAAAGATCATGCCTATAGATTCCTTCAATATACGAGACAAATAGAATTCGGAAATGTTGGAAAAATGATAACAGGTTTAACTAAAAAGACAGCAGAATGGGGCAAACTGACTACTGGTACTTTTACAAAAATTATGAAAGCATTTACTGCCATTTCTAAGGCTGCTAGTGGTGCGAATTTAATAAAGTATGGAAAGAATATACATGCAGTTTCTAAGAGAATTCCGATTTTAAAGAAAGCAGTGGATTTGACAGAGCAGGGAACCAAAATTATTGCTCGTAGTAAATTCGGAAAAACAATAAAAGATGTATCACAATCTCTTGGGATAACAAAAGCTTCTATGTTTCCATTCTCAGCAGCTAAAATGCCGCCTACAACTAAAGCGGGAAGGTTTGCAGCGGCAGCAAAGACAAAGGTAATTGGTGCCGCAGGATCTGCGAAGGATTGGTTTAAAGGACTTAAAGTTGGAGAGGTTGTTAAACAATTAACACCACCATACATTAATGATGCAATAAAAGCTATTGCTAAACCAAAGACAGCAGCCGATGGAGGTAAAATTGCAAAGACAATTACAAAGGCATTAACTACTGGTAAAAATGCAGCAAAAGGAATATCTCCTCCTGTTCTTACCAAATTAGTCACTGAAGCTGCCTCTAAAGTTAAATTAGCTAAAGGAGTTGCCACACTTGGCAAAGTTTCAAGATTTGGTGGTGTGGCTTCAAAACTTAGTGGGGCAGCCGGGGTTGTAGGACAAGGTGCCGGAAAAATTTTAAATATTCCTGGCCTTAGTCAAATTTTGGGTGGTATTAGTGGTTTTCTTGAAAGAGATGCTGCTACGGGCGTCTTTAAAGGACAAGGCATAGCAGGTGGCATTGAATCTACCATACTAGGGGCTTTAACTGGAGGTGCTGACACGGGAAGTATGTTTAGTGGAATGCTTGGCATTAAAAAAGGCGGGGCTGGCGATGAAGCTATGGGCGTTTTAGGCGCTACTGGAACGGGGGCATTAGGCGGTGCTGCTTTAGGCACAATGATAGCGCCAGTTATTGGCACAAGCATTGGTGCCGTTGTTGGTGGTATTGGTGGCGCTGTAGCTGAATTGTATAAAATAATGACAGATGCTGGATCGCCTCTTAAAAAATTCTTAGATCAATGGGCTCCTGCGGTTAATATTATTATTCAACCATTAAAACATTTGGTTGTGGGCATACAAGAACTATTTGGTGGGGCGTGGAAAATTATTAAGGGTTTGTTTACACTTGATTTTAAATCTGTGGGTGATGGAATTGTTCAAATGCTTTTATCCATTCCCAAGGCAATATTTAATACTGTCGTATCAATAGTTTCAGCTATCGTAAAACAAATTTTTACACTTCCCAAGGTTTTTGCAACAGTATTATTTAAACTTCCTCAATTGGTTTATAATGCCATAGCAGAAATATTCACTAGCCTTGGTGGAATGGCCGATAAGATGAAAGGTCCGTTTGGAGAAATATTAAGAGCTATTTTGACCCCATTTAAGATTATAGGACAGATAGCCTCAGCGGCAGGTGGTGTTTTTGGCGGATTGTTTGATATGGTGATGGGGCTATTTAGTTTTGATTTTAATAGAATCAAAGAGGGGTTTATAGCAGCTATTATAACTTTGCCAAATATGTTCGGAAATGTTTTAGGCACAATTGGAAAATCTTTAATTGGTGTGATGGCTAATGTGCCTTTGTATATTCTAGGAATGTTTAAAAAAACATTTATTGATTTGCCAAAACATTTAATAGGTTCTATTACCAATGGATTAAAAAGGCTTTCTGACGGCATATTGGCTCCAATTTTTGAACCTATTTATAAAGCATGGTTGGATATCAAAGGCGTACTAATGGAAATCATTGAACCCTTTGAATCAATATTTACAATGCTCAAAGGTGCTTTTTATAAAATTCAAGAGGCTTTATTGAATATTTTCCAACCATTTTTTAAACCATTAATGGATGCCAAATCAAGCATATCTAAAATTGCTCAATTATTAACTCCTTTGGTTTCTGTATTAAAAACCGTATTAATGAGTTTAATTATATTAGTGGGTGCGTTTGTAAAGATAGCTGTAACTGTGCTTAAACCTATTATTATGGGTTTGGGTAAAATTATAGCAGGCGTAGCTAATAACATAGCGGGATTTATACAAATATTAAAAGGGATATTAACTTTTAATTGGGACACAATAAAAGAAGGCTTTGGCAAAATTTGGAAGGGCATAGGCCAGATGTTGAAAGGTGTTCTTGTGGCAATTTTTGGACCAATAACAGATCTTGGCCAATTAGCAAGTTCCAGTTTAAAAGCTGTATTTATTAAATTTCCCCTTTGGGCGGGAAAAACAATGCTGAAAGCATTAAAATCTGTATTTGTTGATTTCCCAGCTTGGATAGGCGAAACAATAATGGGCGGATTAAATAGTGTATTCGCCCACTTTTTAGATGATATGAAAACAGTATTTGTTGATTTTCCATATTGGTTATTTACTTCAATCACAAAAGGACTCAATGATCTGGGTACTTGGCTTTGGGATCATACTATTGGTGCTCTTATTAATGCTTTGCCTGCATGGGTTAAAAAATTAATGTATCATCGTGAAGGGGAACAATCAACAGTTTCAAAGACTATTGCTGCTGTGCCTGGTGGAACGGCAATAGGAGGTGTGAACGACGTACTAAAAGGAGATAAAATTAAAGGAGCAAGTAAAATTGCACTTGGTGGACTTGAATTGGGAGCTATGGGAACGCCGATTGCTCCTGCGGTGGCTGCCTGGAAAATGGCTCAGGGCGTCAAAGGTTTATTTGGATATAAAGAAGGAACCCGAAAAATTATAAAACCGGGACTTGGAATTTTACATGAAGGGGAGGCTGTAATTCCTTCTGATTCTCTAAAGGGAATACGAGCAGAAGGTGACGGAGCGTTTGACATCTCTAAATTTTATGAAACATTAACAACTGCCGGTGGTAGATTTGCAAATAATACTTTGATGGGCATGACAACCCCAGTTGCATCGATGGGTGCAGCCACAGTTGCATCTACAGCATTACCAGCAATTCATGATGAAATTAAGAAAGAACAAGCGGGTGAAGAACCCACCACTACAAAAGTGGCAGGCGAAGAATTAAGTGAAATGGTTGCCCATTTGAAGAAAAATGTAGATCTTTTAACAGCAATGAATGCTCACTTAATAGAGATGGTTAGCATTATGGGTGAAGGGTCTGAAATTATGCCTTATGAAAATAATGGTATAGATGAAGTGCAATCTGGTGCTTCAAAGCCAATTGCACCATCAAAATACCCAACAATAACTGTTGGATTAGCAGCACAAAGTGCAGGCAGACAAAGCAGGATGGGCCAATCTGCTAGAGCTTATTAAATAGGAAAATAAAAATGCCAAGAAGAACAGGTTCATATCCCAAAGCAACAGATCAACAAGGACAACTTGTTGAAATTAAGGATTGCGCTCTAATTATTCCTGGCGCAAAGGCCATTCGTTTTTATAGTATGCCCATTATTCAAGATTCAAAAGGCGCAAAATGGAATGATGAGCCTATTATGGGGCGAGCAACACCGCTCACAACTTATTCACATTCAGATATACGAATGATAACTATTGATATACCTTTGATTGCAACAAATAACGGAAGCGAAAAAGAACCAGGAAGTTTTTTGTATAATAAAGCAACTCTACGAGCAGTTGAAAGTGCTGCTTATCCGCGAGGAGCAACAAATCAATCTCCCTACACGCCCCCTCCTGTTTGCAGATTTAGATGTGGGCAGATGATTACAGGCAGTCAAAATAATCCAATCGAAGGTTTGTGTATGGTCTTAGACAATTATAGTGTAAAATTTGACACAAATGTTCCTTTTGATCCTGACACTTTAATTCCTTATAAATTTAATATAAGCACAAAATGGCGAGTGGTATATCGAAGCGATCATTTGCCTAATCAAGATAGAATATGGCAAATAGGTAAATAAATGGCTAATCTTATTGAAATAACTGATATTAATGCTGCTTCGCTAGTGACCAGTTCAAGCAGATATATAAGTTCAAATGTTTTAAGATATTCAGAACAAGGATATTTAACATTTGAGACATATAAGCGAAACAAAAATACAACCCCAGAATCCTCTGAAGATCAATTTACTTTATTAACAGCAAAATATGAATACAGGCCGGATTTACTTTCATACGATGTCTATGGTTTTCCTGATTATTGGTGGAAGATTATGCAAATCAACAATATATGGGATGTTTTTGAATTTACTGCCGGTAAGAATATTAGAATCCCACGCAAAATATAGGAGATGACATGCCAGCATACAAACCCAAAGAAACATCTTGTACAGCCTTTTTATCTAGGTGTAAATGTAGTAATCTTAGTCCTCGTTTTGCCAAACCTATATCAGCGGAAGGAATTGCTCCTTGGGTTAAATTAGAATGTGTTGCTGGATCAGGGCGAATTATTACTGTGGGAAATGAATCTTCAACCATTAAAAAGGGGTCATTAAAAAATTCAGCAGTAATTAAATCTTTTCATTATGCTTTTGGTGGCGGACCTAATGCATCAGATGAAGTTACAATAGAAATTTTTGATGAAGAAGGTGGTGATTTTGAAGCTTTTATATTGGATTCTTGGCCTAAAAATAGAAATATGGAGATAACAATACAAGAGGCTTTTTCAATGAGATTTGAATTTGGATGGACAACAACATACTGTCAGGCAGGTACAGAAGTCACGAATATAGGAATTAATTCCAAAGAAGCTGCTCATGTATCACCTAAAAACAATTATGCGATGCCGACAGGAATAGATATTGAATTTGAACAAGGTAAAATCAAATTTACTATTCATGCTAATTGGATGCCCGCTATTATAAAGCAGGCTACAACTGATGGTGTTTTTGGAGAAGTGGAAGGACAAGACCGCGATAGAATTCCTTTAAAACAAGCTATTAGAATGCTTTTCGGAATGTATCATATAGGTGTTTTATTTTTAACTAGAAAGAATGGGCATGGAGCAAGGGCAGCCGAAGAACAATTTAGTGAAAAATTTAACATTGTGCCTAAAATGAATGTTAGTGGTCTATATGAATGGGCTTTTCATGGAAATTATGAAGACATTAATGGAAAACGATGGGGGTGGCAACCCAATCAGAGAAATCCAATTGAAGCGGCAAGTGCATGGCTGCAAGGTTACAGAACAACTAATGATAAAGGATTTATCATTAGAACAGATAATTCAGTACCCGGAACACCCATTATTGTTTTTTGGGAATCAGGAGAACCGAATTGTAACGGTGAAATGGACACTTCTGCTCCATTAGATTTAAATGTTGGGACATATATTGTTCATGGGGGAGCATGTAGCCCTGTTATTAAATTTGAGCCTAAAATTACTGTGTTTCCACCAACCATACATCCAGGCAGTAGCATTAGTGATTCCGGCGGACCTCCTGCTGCTCAAAAAAAACCACACTCAAGAATTTGTCCAACGATTACAGGACGTGGAGAAGGATCAAGTGCGCCAATATCTGATGATATTAAACATCAATTTAAAGATAAAGCAGCCGAAGAGCAAGCGACATCATTAGAAGCAAATGAAAAAGCACAACTTATTCATGCAAATGCGGTTACTGCTGATCTCATTATTCAAGGTGATCCTTTTTATACCAAAATGTTAACGCTTACAAATAGGTATGTCACTATTATTGTTATAAACCCTTTTCATCTACGGGGAGGTGATAACCAAACGCCTTGTGGCGATTATACAGTGAAACCTCCTTGTAATCCTTTGTTTACTAATAGAAATTGGCTTATTGAAGGGGTAGACCACCAAATGAAGGAAGGTTCTTATCACACTATATTAAAATTAGGATTGCGAGCACCGGGCATAACAATGGATCAAAACGTACCGTTAGGCGGTGCTGATTCTTGTGGAATAGATTATTTAAAAGGGAGATTAAAACCTTAAATGTCATTTTTTTCAATATTACATGAATCACGACAAAGAGTGAGAGCGCTTGAAGAAAAGCTATCAGATGAACTCTTCAGTATGGCAAAATTTGTAGGAAGTGTACAACATGGCTCGGATCAAATTCCTCATAGAAATCCGGCTGAATTATCCGTGTATAAAGCATGGGTAATTAGCACAGAAGATCCACATTTGCAAGGTAGAGTTCGGTTTTTTAGTCCTTATCTTCACAAGCCGGACATGAATACTCGGGAATATCCTTTTGCCTCGCCAATTTCATCATACAGTGGTTTTGATGATTCGGGAATGGTGGCTGTGCCCCCAGCAGGGGCAACTATTATGATTATTTTTGAAGCTGGTTTTACTAATGCTCCGTATTATTTAGGTTCAATTTGGACTAGAAATAGAGGAAAAGGGGGAGCGAAAATTTGGGATAATATTGTGAACATGAAAGAATATGATGATATTCATGACACTCACAGAAAAGGTTATTTTATTGGTCCTGGAGATAATCCCAATGATGAATCACAAGTTTTGCCGCCATGGAATACTGATAATTATCAAATGCTTGATCCAGATTCTTTAAGTGATATTGAAACAGACCCGGATGCATGGTTGAGGGCAACCATTCCACATCAGTCAGGCATAAAAAGTATTCAAAAACATATGATTAAAATGGATGATGGCGACCCTAAATGCAATTATCGTTGGAAAAGAATGGAAATTATGTCTAGCACGGGGAATTGGATGATTTTTAAGGACGATCATATGCATGAAGGAGGACAATGGGCTCATCCTCAATGTTGTGATAGTTCAAGTGGTGGTTCGGGTGGAAATGCTGATTGTCTTGATGAGAAAGGTGATCCCATAGAAAAATTAGGTTCGCCCGGACATTGTGATCCACAACCATTTGTTATTCAAGGGGAATGTAAAAATAAATACTTTAAGCATAAAAACGAATGCCGCCCTTATACAGGTCCAGGGACGCCTCAAAATAATAAATGTGAACTTCCTCAAAGTGGTGTTCAAATTTTAACTTATGGTGGTCATTCTGCTATTTTTGATGATTCTGTTGCTGAGCCCGTAGGTGTACCAAAATGGGAACGATCAATGCAACCTTTTCATTGGGGTTGCAAGAACATGTGTTTAGGAAAAATGTTATTTAAATCAATGACGGGGCATCGTTTGGAATTGAATGATGAAGAATATCAACTTAATGAAAAATGGTCAACAGTACATGTTAAGGGAATGGAAACGGGGAAGCCTGGATTAAGAGGTGGTAAAATAAAAGTGGAGGATGGAAAATATGATCCTTGGGATGTAATATCGCTTCCATCTCAAATTAATGAAGATCTTGAGATGGTTCCTCGCCCTCGTCCATCTAGAAATGGAATTCTTTTATTGACTGCTAATGGGAATAGGGTTGAATTAAATGACGACACACTTCCCGGCGATACAGGGGGTCCAAATCGTGGGATTACCATGCAAAGTACAAGTAATCACACATTTGAAATGATTGACTTTAATAATGAGCAACCATCTTCAAAAAGAAAAGAAGGGGGAGTACCCGCCCCAAAAGCAAAGAATGCTTATGTTAGAATTAGATCTGGCTATGGTTTAATGTTAGAAATGATGGATAATTTTTCTCAAGAAGAAATGCAATCACAATATGTGAGATTAGTGACACCCCAGAAAGGTTCATGTTGTGGTCCTCATGAAATTAGATTGCAAGAAAATAGTGACAATGAGTGTGGTCAAATATTGGTACGTGCAGGAGGTGATTATGTACGCACTGTAATGGGCAATGATATGGTTATAGTAGGTGATGATGAAGGTTGTTTGGAACAGGCTGATAAACTTTTATTTGTGGTAAAAGGCAAATACATAATAGATGTTCCAAAAGATTTATATTATAATCATGCTGACCAACATATATTCTTTGCAGAAAAACATATTATATTAGCAGCAGGACGTGATTGTCCACCTGCTGATAATGATAATCCTACTTTTGATGAAATGGGTCCGTGTTTATATCCCGTATTAGTTGGACGATGTATTAAAAGATGTCCCATTTTCCCAATGATGTTGCATATTAGTGAAAAATCCTTGAGCGAAAGAGTATTTGCTTCCGCTAAAAAGCCAGATGAATGTTCAGATACATAAAGATTAAACCCAACAATAGGTGAATAATGGCAGAAGAAAAATTTAAAGGCGCACCATATCCAATCAACACACACCCTCTTGGATATCTTCACACTCAAACTGGTTTACACACAATTAAATCAGATTTACTAATATTATTATTGACCAATATTGGCGAGCGAGTTATGTTGCCAGAATTTGGCACGCCTCTTAAGAAATTGTTTTTTAATCCAAACGATCAAGAAGTTATTGAAGAGGCTCGATCTATGATTGCGGGTGCAATTCAAGCATGGGAACCAAGAGTTGTAATAGAACAAATAGATATAAATATAGGATCAAGCGACAGTTGGCAAGACAGTATAAATGAATCCGATGCAATGCAAGATTTAGACCACATTCTAGGTATTAGAATTACATTGTTTGATCCCGAAGATATACAGTCGGTTCAAGAGTTAGTATTGGAAGTACCATTGGCGTAATTTGGAGGATTTGATGGCAGTTAATTGTTCTTTTGAAGTCAGGCCCTATGATGTATCAGAGCCTATTGCAACTACAAATATAGTTAATTTCAATTATACGAACCAAGATTTTTGGTCAATTAAAAGTAGATTAATTAATTTTATTAATGAAAGGTTTTCCGACGATTTTAATGATTTTGTAGAATCATCCCTTGCAATTATGTTAATGGAAAATTTTGCTTTTATTGGAGACACTTTAAGTTTTAAAATAGATCAAATAGCCAATGAAATTTTCATTGACACAGTAACAGAAATTGACAATGCCTTTAGATTATCTAAATTGGTTGGTTTCGAACCTTTGCCTCCGATAGCATCAAAATCAATGTGGACAGCTATCACTAACAAGGTGTTAACTGAACATTTAACAATTCCCACGCCTTACACAATTGAAAGTGGAACTCCTGATGGGCCTATTACAATTGAACTTTTTCCTGCTGATTCTGATAACAATCCTATTTTAGATGAAGACATTGTAATGCCCGCAGGGAAAACTACAATTTCTAATATAGTTGGTTTAGAAGGAGTCACAATAGAAGCGTTTTTTGAAGGTGATGGAAGTATTGGGCAAACTGTTTTAATTCCCAATTTGCCGATTATTTATCAATCCGTTCGGGTTTATGTAGAAGGAGTTCAATGGGATCAGGTTGAATATTTC